TAAATCGAAGGTTATTGTCCGAAAACCGCAGGAGGGAATGGAGTTCCCTGCCGGTCGTAAACTGGAATAGATGGTTCAATTCCATATGCGGCGTACCGATAGGAAGTTCGGAGTAGGACAATTTTATCGGAGCAAGCAGCAGAAAACAAGAAATGTTGGTGCAAGTCCAACCGCTCCGCAGTGCACACAGTGAGTTTCCAAGTCTCCAGAAAACTTGGGCGCGTGGTTATGGTGTAGTGGTAACATATCTCCCTGCCACGGAGAAGTCGGCAGTTCAAATCTGCTTAACCACTCTTATAGACACATACAGCAACCTTTTTCTAAAGATGATTGAGGATCCGCGTGTCGCAAGTTCGAATCTTGCTCGGCGCCTAGCGCGCCGGTAGCTCAGCTGGTAGAGCGGCGTACTATTGAATGTGTCTAGTTTATGGCTCTATCGTATAGTGGTTATTACGCGAGCTTGTCACGCTCGATACTGCAGTTCAATTCTGCATAGAGTCGCTTCCGCTTGATCTGCGGGTGTCCGACAACTGGACAGAAATACACAAAGTTGTAGCCGGTAGCGCAGGGTTGATCTGCGTAGAGGGACAAACGGGTTTGAATTGCGGAGCGCGTTCAAGAACGTCTCGGCCTAGCTAGCCTTACCTCGGTTAACTTGATAGCTACAAGTTAACCTTTTATATCGCACGGTCGTCTAAAGGCTTAGGACGTTTGGCTCATACCCAAAGAATACGGGTTCGATTCCCGTCTGTGCCATTTTATTTGCGACATAGCAATATGCCGCTTATTTGTGTATAATGGAGGGAAAATATGAAGTTAGATATTATTACCCCACTTTATAAAAGCAAATACTTATCTCGTTTACTATTATCAATTTCTTCCAGTAAATATGTAAATGATATTAATGTCATACTGGTAAATGATGGTGATGGAACAAGTTATTCTCAAATAAATTAGTTCCCTATTTTATCAATTACTTATTTGTCTTATGAAAAAAATCAAGGGCCTGGTATCGCGCGGCAATATGGATTAGATCATTCATCTTCTCCATATGTAACATTCATTGATTCTGATGATAAATTTTTATCTGGTGGAATAGATACAATTATGGAAACAATTCAAAACTATCCAGATAAGTACTTATATTTATTTGATTTCATAGAAAATAATATAACTTGTTCTAAAATAGATCATTATGGAACAATGGGATAGGTATATGCAAGAGATTTCTTAACAAAATATAACATTCATTATTCTACTGAATAGCCATATTATTTAGAAGATTATGGATTTAATTTAGCTTGTATGTGTATTTTAAAATATTATAAGTATAACGATAAAATATATCATATAATTAAACCATTAGCAGAAAATATAGGACCAAGTGATTCACTCACGCGCAAAAATCATAGAGAATTTATTCACAAAAATTGGGCAATCGGAGCTGCATATAATACTGTACACGCAATTAATCTTGCCCTATCAAATGGAGTATCAGAAGATTTCTTATTATTTGATGCAAGTAAAATTATGAGTGAACAGTTCTATTTTTATTGTATAACAGATTCAGATTATCGTGATACCGTCTTAAATGGATGCAAATATTACTACAATAATTGCTATAAGAAATTCTAGAATAAATTTGGAACCGATATAGCATATGAATTATGGAATAGTAAATATGCTTCCAAGACAAAAAATTCTTCTATAAAAATGGATTTACTTCATTTTTTAGAGTTGTGTGAGGTAAAGGAATGAAAGCAGCAGTTTATTGTGGTACAAGGAACTTATATAAATAGATGATGCACGCGGCAAAATCATTGTTAATGTATTCTGATGTGGATAAGATTTATTTTCTAATTGAAGATGATAAGTTTCCATATGATTTACCGTCAGAAATTGAATGTAAAAATGTAAGTAATTAGACTTACTTTCCACCTGATGGTCCAAATTTTAATGAAAATTATAATCTTACATATATGGTATTACTACGTGTAGCCTTCACTAAAATCTTTCCAGACTTAGATCGTATATTAACAATTGATGTCGATACTCTTGTTAGAGATAATATATCAAGTCTATGGGATTTAGATTTAACAGATTACTATCTCGCGGCAGTACCAGAACATAGATTAAGTAAAGAACTTGGTTATCCATATATCAATATGGGCGTTGCTATGCTTAATCTTAATAAGATGCGTGAAGATAAGATGGATGATAAGCTAATTGCTTATTTAAATAAATACTTCTATTTAAATAATGAACAAGATTGTATAAATGAATTATGTAAAGATAAAATTTTAATTTTACCAACTGACTATAATACATCCTGGTTAATGAAAAAACCTAAACATGAACGAATTATGCACTTTGCTGCGATTAAAGATTGGGCATAGTGGTCTTATTTTCATATATATGATGATCTGCCATTTGATAAAATAATACGTAATCAAACAGTGAAAATCACATTAGATATTATTATTCCAACATATAGAGATCAAATTGGCTTACGTAATACTTTAAATTCTATAAGTAAAAGTATTCGTCCATATATTAATATAATAGTAGTAAATGATGGAGATGGCCAAGATTATTCTGCAATTAAAAAAGAGTTTCCATATATTTATTATTATGAATTAAAATAGAATAGTGGCCCAGGAATGGCTAGACAATATGGTTTAGATCATTCAAACGGAACGTATGTAGTCTTTTTAGATACGGGTGATTTATTTATTCCTGGCGGTGATAAAATTATATTAAATACAATTAGAAATAATTTTTATTATGATATATACTGTTGGGGTCATTATGATAAATATACAAATAAACCAGTTGCATTAAAAAGTCAATAGACAGTCGGTTATGTTTATAGACGAGAATTTCTTAAAGCGCATAATATATATTTTTGCAAAGAAGGAAGTTATTATAATGAAGATTACGGATTTAATCAAGCATGTTTATATATTCTCCATTATTATGCTTCTAAACATATAACACGTCTTTGTTATAATAAAATGGCAATTTTTAAAATTACTCAAAATGCTGAATCATTAACTGAAAAAAATAAAAAATGCTTTTTATATCGTGATGTAACTTTAGGTAAAGCTATCAATAATATCCATGCTATTAATATAGCTTTAAATAATCATTTGTCAGTATATAATATATTATTAGAATGTGTTAATTTAATGTGTGAACTATATTTCTTCTTTATTCGCACTTATTAGGAGCGTCCAGAATATACAGAATTTTGTTGGAATGCAGCAAAATATTATTATGATAATTGTTATTCTACATATATTAAAATCATAGAAAATAGAATGGATTTAATTTATCATAAAAAATATTTACCGCAAATTATAAAAAATATTAAATATACTAAACATTTTTCTCCTAATATTAATCGTTTTTTACATGAATTAGAAGAAAATGATTGTATACCTATGAGGTATTTACAATGATTGATTTAATTATTCCTTATTATAATAATCCAGAAGGCTTAAAACGCACATTAGAATCTATTGATTAGAATATATTTTATGTTACTATTATAGATGATAGTTCTAATTAGGCGCTTTGGTGCCCTAATGCCAGTCAAATCTTTCGGTATAATAAAAACAGCGGACCCGGGTATGCTCGTCAGCATGGTATTAATAAAACAAATAATTCATATATTATGTTTATAGATACCGGTGACGTATTTATATCATTTGAAATATAGACTGAGATAAAAACAATAATTGATATGAACCCAAATACAAATATATTTAGTTTTCCATACTTTTATAATGGTGAAGTGACTAAAGAAACAGATAATCGTATGCATGGAAAGGTTTATAAGAGAAGTTTTTTAGAAAAATACAATATTACTTTTCCATTAGAAACTTCATATTATGATGAAGATATAGGTTTTAATCGTGCATGTAGACGCTGTACAGAAGCTGAAGAACAGCCTATTTATTATGGAATTTTGCCTGTATTAGAATGGATAAAAGAGTCTAATTCACTATCTCAAAAAGATAATTAGATAAAGTTATATAAAGATTAGACTCGCGCGCTTTCACTGGCCACTATTCATACTATAGATATTCTTAAAAAAAATAATATAGACCCAATAATAGAAATTTATTAGATTGCTGTTGCATTATATTATTGGTTTATAAGAACCGCGGCGGAACGACCCGAATATATTTAGGATGCTTGGGCTGGCGCAAAAATATTTTATGATACATTTAAAAATGAAATTAAACCAAATGAAGTAGCAATGGGTAATGCGGGTATTAAAAAATGTTTACAATATAAAAATAAAATTTCATTCCCTATTAATATTTTACGTTTTATACATGATATAGAACATAATTTAATAATTCCTAATAATTACCTAAAGACTTGACATATGTATAATTTTATGTTATAATTAAAAAAAATATAAAAGTTCAATTAAGGAGGATTTATGTTTTTTTCAGTAATTATACCAACTTATAATCCCAGATAGTTCTTACCCACTTTATTAGATAGTATTAGTCATAATGAATGTATAGATGATATTGAAATTATTATATCAGATGATGTATCTACAGAATCTTTTGATGACATCTTAGAATCTTATATTCATTTAAATATTAAAAAAATATCTAATGAACAACATATGGGATTTCCACGTAATGGACGTCAGCATGGCGCGGAAGTGGCTACTGGAACGTGGATTTGTTTTTCAGATCAAGATGATTATTTCTTAGACGGTGCATTTGATAAAATTAAAAAATTTATTTTTGATAATAATTGTAAAAATTATATAATTAGTGATTTTATTTTAGAAGATGCTGAAAATCATGGACAAAAACTTGAAGATGGCGCTAAGGGTTGGACGCATGGAAAATTTTATGAAAAAGTTTTTTGGGATAAGTATAAAATAGGATACGATGATGTTAGATATTGCGAAGATATTAATTTATCTACAAAACTATCATGTTTATTAACAGCAGAACGTATTACATATTACAAATTTAATGAACCAATATATATTTGGTTACGTCGTAAAGACTCTTTATCAGATATTGAATATTTTGTTCATAGTTTCCCAGATTATATTAGAGCAACCCTTGGTGTAATAATGCCATATCTAGAAAAATATAAAGATGATAAAGAAGTGTATGATAGTTTTCAAATTTTATTTTTCCAAACTTTTTTACATATGTATTTTTATTTACAAAGTCCATCATTTTTTAAAAAGAAAAAAATTGTATTAGAAATTATGTTAATATTACAGCCAATTTATGAACAATTTAAAGAAATTACTCATTATACTAATGAAATGATTATACAATTATTATCTACTAATTTATTAAGTGTATATGCAAGTATGAGAAATACTGACTTTAATCAAATTCCATTTATAGAACAATTAACATTTAAGCAATGGCTTGAAGCATATTTTGACTAATATTTGACTTTATCTTAAATTTAAGGTATAATATTTATGTAAGAGGGAGGGAATCCACCGGATGCCCTTTGCCTCAAATAGTCCGGCGCGTGTCGTGCGCTGGACACTATGGCTCCTTAGCTCAGTTGGAAGAGCATGCGGCTGTTTTGACTGACCTGAGAGTTTTGATGAAATTGTTGTATGAATTCAAAACAAATTGGTAATATTACAGAAGTTGAAGTAATGTTAGCTTTTCTCAAACAAGGGTTTAATGTTTTAAGTCCTTATGGGGATTGTGAACGTTATGATTTTGTAATAGAAATTAACAACAAATTTTACAAAATACAGGTTAAAACATCACATCTAGAAGATGGAAAAATCAGTTTTAATACTGCTTCAACCCATTATTCAGATGGTAAATGTATCCATGACACTTACACTAAAGAAGATATTGATTACTTTGCTACAACTTATGAAAATCAAGTCTATCTTATTCCTGTAGAAGAATGTGGTGGACGATTAAAATCATTAAGATTTGAACCCACTAAAAATGGACAGACTAGAAATGTAAGTTGGGCAAAAGATTATAAATTGGAGGAAGTAATCAAAACTCTTAGCTGATGTTGAAGCAACCGCAGTGTCGTAGGTTCGAGCCCTACAGGAGCCGCGGGTTCTCACGAACCAATAGAATGAATTTCAGTGCTTGGGCACCGCACTATAAAACGTGCCCTCCTTGTAAGCCCCGATCGTCTAACAGGTTAGGACACCACCCTTTCAAGGTGACGATCCGAGTTCAAGTCTCGGCCGGGGTACTCGGGGATGACGGTCCCTCGATGCTTTTCAGCAGGGTCGGGATTATTCCTGCCCTATATGCCTGGTTCGGCTAATGGTCAGGCCACTTGCCTCTCAAGCAAGAAATATGGGTTCAATTCCCGTACTAGGTACCAGTGCGCCAGGATGCACGGCGCGTAATAAATACAATCCACCGTTATCACGGATTTAGCACTTCAACTACCACCGGCACGAAACCTGCCGCGAAAGCATTTAAGAACGCTTGAATAAACAAGTGGGCAGGTCAGTAGTGATATGTGGCATAAGCGGCAAACGGTATATAAAGAGGCGAAGTAAAGTGCGATCTTATTAAAAAGTTACATCAAAAAATAATTAAATGTGTTTTAATGTAACTAAAATACTCTATAGTGAGGTAAAGACTAAATGGCAGAAAGAAAATTTACTGCTACAGATTTAAAAAATATGTAGGCAGAACCCCTCGATAGAAAAATTTTACGTACACAAACTCGTATAATTGAATACTATCAACATTTTGATGGCTAGGTATATGTTGCTTTTTCAGGCGGTAAAGATAGTACCGTATTACTTCATATTGTGCGACAAATATACCCAGAAGTTCCAGCGGTTTTCGTAGATACCGGACTTGAGTATCCAGAAGTAAAAGAATTTGTTAAAAGCTGGGATAATGTAGAAATTGTTAGGCCCAGAAAAACTTTTAGACAAGTTATTGAAGAGTTTGGATATCCATTAGTAAGTAAGAAAATTGCTGGTTATGTTGCTACAGCAAAGCGCAATCCTAATTCTGCCCGCGCAAAATACCTAAGCGGTGAATATGATAGTAAAATATTTGGTTTTGGCGAAGGTAAATGGTATTACTTGGTAGACGCGCCATTTAAAATTAGTGACTGGTGCTGTGATGTTATGAAAAAGCAACCTGGTCATAAATATCAGCGCGAAACCGGACGCCATCCAATTATTGGTACATTAGCAGAAGAATCTATTATGCGCCGAAATGAATGGTTACGAAGCGGATGTAATGCGTTTGAAGGTAAAGAAGCAAAAAGTAAACCGCTATCATTCTGGACAGAACAAGATATTTTACAATATTTAAAAGAATATAATGTTCCATATTGCCCTCTATATGGCGATATAGTTGCAGATAAAAAAGGAAAATTAAGTACAACTGGTATTCATCGTACTGGATGTATCTTCTGCGGCTTTGGGTGCCATATGGAAAAAGAACCCAATAGATTCCAGCAACTTAAAGAATCTCATCCAAAGATTTGGGATTATTGTATGAAGCCTTGGGAAGAAGGCGGATTAGGTATGAAAGAAGTTCTTGATTATGTACACGTCAAGACTGAATAAATTAAGTGAGGTATAAATATATGACAGAACCCAGACTAAAAATTCTACCACCTTGGACTATTACTGTTAGAAAATTAGAAGCACTATTTGATGGTGATCCACTAATTGCTTTTAATGTGGATTACTCTGAACCAGCTGTGGTTCTTGCTTGTGGTAATGGAGATAAGACCGCGGCACTTCAGCAGATTCTTCCAAATGAAATCTCATTTGGTAATGTAAAGATGAAAGTAATTGTTGATGGCACTCCGTCTAATCGCGCTTTCACCAGTAAGGTTGAACTATTTGAGACTGCTTTTAAGGGCAATCCTGCTTTTGCTTATGCGGTATGTCCCGCGGAAGAAGGCTATCAGTGGATTGGTACAACCTATGTTGTATTTAAGAATTGTGTTGTACAGTTCGCTGCAGATAACCTAAATGATTGCCACGGCATCATCAGCACTCTATATCAGGATATTGCAGATCAGTTGCTAACGGGTCCTGCGACAGAAGGCGTATTCTGGAACACAGATGTAGAGCGCGCGAACCTCGGTATGCCATTGGGCGAGTGGCCGTAATTTCAGAAATTTAATATTTGACATATAGTAGAATTTCTGCTATAATATATATGTAAAAGGGAAAAACAATCAGAATCGGCTGATTGTTGAGATATATGACTTACTTAAAATGAGGTGATGTATCTTGTCTATGAGATGGTTATTTGCGGTGTTTTGAAAATAACCATGCTTTCGGACTCCTTTAGGCGCACACAGCAAACTTTTTACATAATGAAAATTGCTATTTAATTAAAAGATAATGCGCCTAGTGTTTTGGTAGTATAAACCGTTGTACTGCTCGGTGCCTGCACCGGTC